GTACTTAGGCAAACCTGTGGGCAAAAATCGACCCACCCTGCCCCGCCCATGCCGACCTGCCATCTTGGCAGGCTGTCAATCTGGCAGTGTTCGATTTTGCTACACTCCTGCCGATTCGGCAGTCGATGCGTGCTCTCGTGAGCCCTGCAGCGGCCAGTCTCCAGTGGATCCAACATTGCACGCTCCGTTGTCGCAGTTCAAGTTGCCGCGTTGGCCGCGTTGGCCGCTTGTGGCCGGGCGGCGGCCACCGCGTAAGTCTGTAAAGGAAAGGGTAAGGTGTAGGTTATAACTATATATATTTTATAGACTTACGTCTATTCCCCCTCTCTGCACTTCAGGGACTTACGTCATATGTTGGCCGTGTGGCCGAACCCCTTGTACCCTCTTTTATATAAGCACCACCGGCCAACCGGCCAACTTTTAGCCGTAACCCTTTGCCAGCAAGTGTTTTGTGGTTGGCCACCGTAGCGGCCACCGTAGCGGCCAACGAGTCAGCGGCCAACAGCACGCCACGCTGGCGAGCCTAGCACGGACTCGCACGACTCGATTCGCCCATCAGTGACGAGCACCGAAATGACGTCATCTCGCTCCCGTTTGTTCAAGGCTTTGAATGCACGATGCCAACTTAGCTCTCGCCGCGTCAGGCAGTCCCTCTTGGCCGCGATCGCAGAATAGACTCGCTCGCATTTCCGCTCCCATTCGCTGTCAGCGATCTTGTGCGTCCCCATTGACTCGTACAGCTCCGTACTCCACTCAATCACGTCAGAGGCCCACTGGTACGCCTCAGCGTCGATCTGCGGCGATTCGCTCGACCGACTGGCCGCGTACACCAGAGCGAGTCTGGAAGCCTTCTCAGCGGCCCTGACCCACACTGGCCGCCACTCGTTCGATGTGCGAGCCCGCTGACGCCACTCATCCGATTTCGCCCGCATCAGCTCCATAGCGGCATCGTCGTACGGAGCGATCGGCGGACTCGGACACTGAGCCGCCAGATTGCCGCTGCCGTACGTCCTGCGATCCCATTTCTGAGCGTGATCAATCAGGCTCTGCGGCACCGGCTGGCTGAATGGAGTCGAGCATTCAGGATCCTCATCGCCCACAACAGGGATAATGCGAGCGAGGAATCCGTCGCTGATGGATTCGCTGGACATCGACCCCCAGAACGAATCCGGCACGGTCGATCCGTAGATGACCGGGCACGGCATGTACACTTCGACGTTTTTGCGTCTGTCTCCATAGGCTTTGCCCTTGTAGATGCTGCCGACTGAACTATACAGCCGCAACATGAGTGTCTGGATATTGTAGAGGTGACCTGCCGACGCTCCCGACTGATTCACGACCGTCAGCAGCTTGCCGATTTCGTCGATCTGCAGCAGACAGCCCGGATTCTCACTGATCGCCGACAGGAGCCCGGAGTCGCTCGCGAGGTCTTCCGGCCCTTCGATGCCGCTGCCAGCAAGGCTCAGGATCTCGCGATTGACCTTTCGCGGCCTGTCTTTGCCGGTCCCGCTCTCAGCTAGGCACACGACGTACAGTGAAGTCTGGTTGCCGAATGGATCGGTCAGTTTGCGGGCTGCGAGTGCTGCTTGCAGGCAGATTCCCCCGAACAGCGTAAGCACTGGCTGCTTTGCGTAGGCGGTTCGGAGTGTGTAGTCGCAGTATTCGCCGATGAAGCCCGGCACGTTGAGCAGTTGCTTCGGGAACTCTGCAGCTCCTCGATAATGTCGCCCAATCGAGTATTCAGGCAGGCTGACGCCGCCATTGCTTACTCCATTTGCGTTATTGAGCATCTCCGAGTAGTCGACTCCATAATCGACTGACTCAACACTTCCGAATCCTTGTGCGGCCAGAGCACTGGCAGCGGCAGTGTGATCGCCGCCGTGCTCCAGCCGTGTATACACCTCAAACGGCGAATACCCGCGATCCGGCTCGAAGCCGGGAACGCTCGAGCTGAACAGATAGAACACGCCGTCCTTGAACGTGGCACTGATGCCTGATGACTTACCCGGTCGCGTCAGTTGGATGTTTCCGTCATGGCCTTTGCCGGTGACTCGCCATCCGTGCGACAACAGCAATGCGTGCAAGTCGCCTCGCTGGTTGTAGTCGTCTCCGGGACGGCAACCTGCAACGCTGCCAGCATCGCCGAACACACGATGGTTATTGACAGCACTATCGCAACCCCCTTGTGCCGCGACTGCATGAGCATCTCTCCCTCTCTCCTTCAAAACTGCCTGATGTAACGCCTCAACACACGCCTTGAGCATCGGATATGACACAGATGCCGGCTCGCCTGTCAGCACGTCGTAAACGCCGCCTTCCGGATGCGTAGACGGGCCAACTACTGTTTGCAGTCCGGTCGATCGCAGCTCGACGACAGTTGAGCCATCGGCTGCATCTTTGTGACGAGACGTTTCGGTGCCTTCTGACCGATACCAGTAGTGCGAACGGTCGCGGCCTGCTCTGCCTGTTACGCACCCGGTAGCCGGCAGATATTGCGGTGCCAGTCGTACCGCTTCCTCGCAGTCAAGATCGACGTCGACGATCCAGCCGCTCGGCTCACCGAGCAGAACGCCAACGTTATCTTCAAGTGCAAACTCCTTATCAATCTGATCCTGAGATAACCGCAAGTCCTGCCATTTCGGTCGCCGTGGACCTTTCTGGCCGTGCGGTATGGGGACAACGAAAAACCCGCGAGCTGTATACTCGCGGGCAGCGGTCCGAACATCCATGAAGCGACCTCTATTGTTTCTCGCCGCGTGTCAGCGTGATCGCATAGGCGAAAAATCCTGAGCGATGCAGATGAGTGATTGCCATACGCCTTGCCGCGTGTTCGCTGCCCGCTGAGTAGACAGCGAACATCGCGACCATACTCGACGGCGAATCTGCCATCTGGTATGCGTAGATATCAAAATCATACGTGCTGAGCATTCAGCTCCTTCCGCTTCATGATCCCAGCCCCACACACTGCGTAGCCGCCTGCGTCGATCCAGTTATCAATGTGGTGCGGCGATTCAATGAGACGTGCGAGCTTGATGCAGAGCGAGAAGATCGCGACGTCTTCAGGCGACAGCGGAGCGGCCAGTTTTGTCTGCAGTGCGACATTCGCCAGAGCTGCGATATTGGTGAAGTTGTCTTCAGCGTCGCCGTATGTGTTCTGGCGATCGCGGCAGACGCACGATTCGACCTGTCGGAGCATTTCGCGACGCAGCTCCGTGCCTGTCAGCGTGTAGGTGACGTCGTCGCCTGGATCATCTTCCGTGTACTCCGCAACGATCGTCTTGTCGTCGTTAGTATCAAAACCTGCACACCGACCGTCCTTAGCGTAGTACCAGCCATCAGCGATCAATCCAATATCATCACGCTGAAAAGTCACGACCTTGCCGTCACGACGAACGTACTTCTTGCCGGCTTCCAGATTCAATTTCTCGCTCATGACTGCACTCCGTTGGTGATGTTGACGATTTTGCGGGCACACTCGCCGTGCTCGCGATCCAGCGTGATTGAGCAGATTGAACGCTGCCCACGATAGCCATTGCTCTGAGCGTAGTTGTCTTTGGGGATGATGGTCCGAAATGACTCCACCTGAGCACCGCCGATGTCGATCGTGCGTTGATGGTGGATGTGTCCTGTGTACCAGTATCGATACTGGCAGCGGCCCCACGCTTCGCGTTGATCCTCGGCCATAACGCGATAGAGCTGATCCGGCTTGCACTTGTGGCCGTGATGCACTCCGATCAGGTTGTTGCCAAATTCATGCCAGTGAAATACGTCAGGCGACGTGTCAATCGAAACACGCGGCTCCTGCTCGTAGATGCCAGCCAGGCAGATTGATAGCATCACTGCCGTCTGATCGTCATGATTGCCGATCTCGTTGATGACCCGCACCCGCTCATGCTTAAGCAGGCACGAATCAATCATCGTGCGAATCAGGCGAAGACCGACGCGGACAACGCGGCTCCAGCGGGTATCGACGTCGAGTGAATGCCCACTACGCCGCGTGACGTTTTCAGGAGTGTCAGTATGGAACCAGTCTCCGAGATTAACGAGTAGAGCTTCAGCCGTGTCTGACGATCCGGCGAGCACTTCCGCGAACTTTTCAAGCATGACGCTTTCAACATGATCGCAGCTCCAATCTTCCTCTGCGTCTTCGTTCCAGCAGTAAAGGCCGACGTGTGCGTCACCGATCGGATATGCAGTGAGCCGGTTGTCATCGACCTGCCGAGTCTTGCGAGTGCTTGGCTTGATCGGCGTAACGCTTTCGCAAGCTGACCGAGCGAGTTCTTCGGCAAGCTCAGCGAGGCGGTCAGTGTCCGCCTGCGACTTGACCCATTGCTGAGTGATGTTGCCATCTTTGTCATAGAGTGTTGAGACTCCTTTCAGGTAATGTGTTGACGGGCAAGGCCGCGTCATGTCGTGCTCTGGTGAGTAGCCGTGTTTTGCCGCTCGACGCCTCACGCGAGCGACGGCTTCTCCTGCAGTGCTGCTCGCAATGCCGATCTCGCGAGCGATTGCGGCGATGCTCTTAGTGTCAAGCTGTGACACGATGCCGCGTTCGCGTTCGGTTTTTGCGAAGTCAAGTAGTGTTACTTCCGTGCTCAAAAGAGACTCCTCTGCTTACTCTCCATCTCAGCCCGTGCGAGGTTCTGAGCGGCGATTCGGTAATAGGACGGCTTCAGCTCAACGCCTACGAATCGCCGGCCCTGCGTGACGCTTACATAACCCTCACTGCCGATGCCCGCGAACGGACTGAGTACGACGTCACCGGGGTTGCTCCACAATTGCAGGCAACGCTCAATGACGTCCAGCTGCAGCGGGCAGATGTGCCGTTCGTCTTCCTCATCGCGTGCCGTCGTATACTGCAGCGTGTTTGATGGATTGATATCCATCCACACTGGCGAGGCGTAACGCTGCCACACGTCGATTGAAAAACGCCCCTCACTGCGGAACGTCGACTGATCGCCAGCGAAGTGATCAAACTCGCCAGCGACCGGCTCCGGATTCTCGCCCGGCTTGCGAAACGTGCAGACATAATCAGGGATTCCCTGCCGACTCATGCAGGAGTCTTTGACGATCTGCTTGTGAAGCAGTCCGAGTGCCTTCGTTCGCTGCATCGCCGTGACTGGATCTTTCCAGATACAGACTTCGCTGTGATAGATGAATAAGCTCTCTTCAAACCCGCGAATAATGTCTCCGCGAAAATCCTGAATGCCAATGTGTCCGTGGTGCGACTTCGTCGTCGGCAGATTCATGCAGTGGACGCTGACAAGGCGGCCCGGCTTCGTCACTCGATAGAGTTCTTTGATCAGAAATTGGAACTGATGCCAGAACTCATCATACGAACTACAGTTGCCCATATCTCGCTCAGAGTTGCTGTAGGTATACAGCGAAGCGAACGGTGGCGAGAACACTGAGAAGCCAACAGATTCGTCTGGAAGCCCCCCAACAACCTCAACGCAATCTCCGTTGTATAGTTGCCAATTCTCGCCGGCTGACTGATCAATTACATGCCCATCCATGCGGGGATCTCCATCTTCTCTTGTGGTAGGTACTGTGAGTGAGTGCGAACTGTCGAGCGGATTGCCTCGCGTGAAAGCTTGCTCATTGCACTGGCGATGCCGTCGAACATCTGCCGAGCTTCCGCCTCTTTGCGTTGCAGGTTCTGAATGACCGCGTCTTCGGCCTGCGACGCGACGGTATCGACAACAACCGTCGACGCTTGGCCGAATCGCCAGAAGCGGCGAATCATCTGATACCACTGCTCAAACGAGTCAGTCGGAAAGACGATCGTGTGTGGACAGTGCTGCCAGTTCAGTCCATGCCCGCCGATCTTCGGCTTCGTGACGAGGCATCGAATCTGCCCCTGACAGAACGCAGACAGAATCTCTTCCTTCTGGTCGATCGAATGCCGGCCTGCGACTTCGATCGCATCAGGAATCGACTTCGCCAGTTCCGTGCCTTCGTCGTTGAGGTTGCACCAGACCACGCACGGCGTTTCTGTATCCGCAATCTCCGCTGCAACACTGATTCGATCGCTCAGGCTGTCTTTGCGAGCAGCTCTACGATCGGCCAGCGATCCGCCTGACGCATGGAACAGATGCCCGTTGGTCGCTTCCGACTCGACGATGTGATGTCGGTACTCAATCGGCGGCAGGTTGTAGCCATCGTCTGGGTATCCGAGATCAGACGGCCTACGCAGCATGACGCACCAGCTCGCCATCCATTGCCAGAACGCATCACGAGCATGGCCCTTGAGTCGCCATTTACTTGTGTCGCCGCCGTCATGAACAAAGAACGTTGCCAGCATCTCGCTGCGTTTCATGACTCCGAGGAACTCAGCCTGATTGCCGATTTCCATGAAGTCATTCGGTGCCGGAGTTGCTGACCAGCTCTGCCGGTAAGGTACGCTGATCCAGTTTGTCAGCAGTGCGTTGCGTGTCTTACCGTCGAGACTCTTTAAGATACTCCCTTCGTCGAGGATGACGCCGCCGAACGCTGACGGATCGAATTTGTGTAGCCGTTCATAGTTGGCGACATTGATGCCAGTCCTCACGTCTGATGCCTGCTTACAGACAGTGACGTCACATTCAATACCGAACTTCGCGGCCTCGCGTTTCGTTTGCTCGGCAACTGCGAGCGGTGCGAAGATGATTACCGGCTTGGCCGTGTGCTCATGGATCAGGCGAGCTGATTCGAGTTGTTGAAAGCTCTTGCCGAGCCCGCAGTCCTCATACCCGCCAAAGCGGCCACGCATACACGCCCAGCGGACTACGTCTTTCTGCCAATCGAACAGTCGCGGATTCAGTTCGCCGGGTTCAAACCCTGACGGCTGATCAGCAAGCTGCTTACTGGCAATGAATTCGTGATACTGCATCACAGCAGCTCCTCAAACATCTGGAGAAACTTCCGCTCAGACTTCTGCCACTTCCACGGCTTGATTGTAAATGAGTATGGTTCAATCTCATCCATAACCCCCCAATCATGGCCACTCTGCATCAGGTCGCGTCGCTCTGTCGCACAGACTCGACTGTCTGCTTCCTTAACAGCCGGATGCAGTGGCCAGTCGCAGCTTGCGTATTCACACACTCGCTGCATGATCGCATCTTCGACCTCACTGAACTCTTTCATGGTGCCATTGCACCACAGATAGACGTCCTGCTTGATCGGTCGCGGAATGTCCGGCAGATACGCTTCCGCCGCATCGTGCAGCAAGCCCTGAAGCTGTACCTTCTTGCCGTACGGCTCCAGCACGCGGGCAACAGTTACGCTATGTTGAGCCACGCTGTAAGGGTTGTCTGTTGCCCCGCTGAAACGATTTCTCAGTGCGAGATGATGGGCGATGTCGTTCAGGTAAACATACCCTTCAGCAGTTAGTGGCCAGAACTGACTGCGGCAGTATGTTTCGATCCAACCTTCAGCCTGTTTCGGATCAATCTGGTTGAGCGTCATGGATTGAGCCTTTCTTTCAGAATCAGGAACCAGTCGTATGCTGAGTGAGAAGAGCCAATTCGTGTAGGCTCGTTAAGCTCCATCTCAAGCCGCTCAATGAATACGAAATCCGCATCGGCAACAACCTCACCAAGCAGCCTCAGTAGGTCGTCTTTTTCCATGCTGGTCAAAATGGCAAATCCTCTTCGGCCATGCTGACCGCCGTCAGCTCGTCAAGTTCGGTCAGTGGTTGCGTGATCTCCGCTGACACAATCTCAGGCCACTTCTTGCCCGGCCATCTGCGGACGGTGATCACGTCCGGCATGGCGAGGCACCCGCTCCACTGCACAGCTTCAGCAGCAGTATCAGGACATGGCGTCAGAGACCGCTTAGACCACCACTGCTCAGCCTTCTGTCGCGGCCAGCCGGTGTGTTCAACACACACCCACTCGCTGACTCGCTCGCCGATGCCGATCTGATAATCGACACGAAGCGTCTTCGGTGTGCCTTCGTCGGCACCGCGTTTAGTGTGCTCCGAGTATGAGACGTCGATGACTTCGACTGACTCGTCCTCAAACTGCTCAGACAGCACGCCAGTGTTCGACGCGGTGTGCTCATGCCGAGCTTCGTTGTTAGTGAATTCGTAGCCGCACTCAGGACAGGTAGAATACCCGCACGCAAGCAGCTCGTGGCAAATCGGACACTCCTTTGATCTAGGCTCGCCCTTCTCGCCGCCGGCCTTGCGTTTACTGTCGACGCGAATCTCATCAACCGGCCCGTGACGCGTGGCGTTGTCGCCGTAGTCGAGTACGAGGCAGTCAGATTTGTCGCATGACAACCGGAAGCCGCGACCGACCATCTGGTAGTACAGTCCCGGACTGAGTGTTGAGCGGAGCAATGCCACAGCATCGACATTCGGGGCATCGAACCCTGTAGTCAGTACGTTGACGTTGACCAGCCATCGAAGCTGTCCTGCCTTGAATTGTGAAAGCAGCTCCGCACGCTCCGCATCGGATGTGTCGCCGCATAGGAAACCGCACTCCTCTCCAGTGATCTGCGACAGCGTGTAGGCGACGTTCTGCCCGTGAGCCACTCCGCATGTGAAGATCAGGACTGACCTGCGATCGCGGCACAGTTCCGCGATCTCGCGACAGGCCGCAGTGACAACCGCGTCCTCGTTGAACGCATCCTCAAGCTCGTCAGCAACCCACTCACCGCCGCGAACATGCACGTTAGACAAGTCCGCTTTGGCGACGCCGCCTTTGCCTTTCAGCGGGCAAAGGAAGCCCTGATGGATCAGCTCGCGAACACCGACCTCGTAGCAGATATGATTGAGGAAGTGATCCGGATCACAAATCAGCCCGTCCTTCAGCCGGTACGGAGTGGCCGTCAAGCCGATGCATCGAACATGCGGATTGATGACCTGCATATCGGCGAGGAACTGCCGATACATGCCGTCGCCGTCGAGCGGTATCAGGTGTGCTTCGTCGATCAGGATCAGGTCGAACTTGCCGAGTTGATCAGCTCGCTTGTAGACAGACTGGATACCGGCCACGATGACCGGCTGGGTTGTCTGACGTGAACGGAGCCCAGCGGAGTAGAGTCCAA